GGCGTTAGACATTTTATAATTGTAGAGCCGCATCAGGTTAAAGATTACGAACGCGCTATTTCTGATATGAAATTAAGTGCGATTGTTCTTCCGCTTGATATGACATATAAAGAAAAATACGAGCTTTGTGACAATCTAGGTTTATCAAAAAGCACAGGTCCGGGACCAGCGCGTAATTTTGCTTGGGATCACTCAATTTCTAATGGCCATGAATGGCATTGGGTAATGGATGACAACATTACATTGTTTGCACGACTACATAAGAATCAAAGAATTCCTGTTGGTGATGGCACTATCTTTCACGCGATGGAGGATTTTGTTTTGCGATACGAAAACATTGGAATGGCTGGACCACAGTATTGGATGTTCGCACCTAGTCGTGCAAAACTTCCACCGTTTGTAGTTGGAACACGCATCTATTCTTGTAACTTAATTAGAAATGATGTGCCGTTCCGTTGGCGTGGCCGTTACAATGAGGACACCGATCTATCGCTGGTGATGTTAAAAGCAGGTTGGCAAACAGTTCAGTTTAATGCTTTCTTGCAATACAAACTAACAACACAAACTCTTGGTGGTGGAAACACAGAAGCGTTCTATGCCGGTGAGGGAACTTTGCCGAAATCACAAATGCTTGTAGATATGCATCCAGATGTTGCACGATTGGTTTGGAAATTTAACAGATGGCATCATCACGTTAATTACAACGAATACAAAGACATACCATTAATAAAGAAAAAAGATTTTGTTGAACCCGTAGAAAATCCTTACAAGTTCAAACTAACTGACAGGAAAGAATAATGGCAACGCGTGGCAGACCACCGAAACCAACTGAGCAAAAAAGAATGATTGGCAATCCTGGCAAGCGACCATTACCAAATCAAGGTGAGATGGTTCTATTGCCATCTGCTTATGACATTCCAGAACCGCACAGACCATTGTTATCTGCGGGACAACAACTATGGGATCGCATCTGGGGAATGGGTCAAAGTTGGATTAGTCCGACAACTGACATAGATTTATTACTTATGACCTGCGAATTATTAGATGAACGATGGAATCTGCGTATTCAAGTTATGAGCAGCAATCGACCAGATGAACGTAAAGCCTTGCGTGAATTAGATCGACAACTTGTTGCAAATCTTTCCTTACTAGGATTCACGCCGACAGATCGCACCAGACTAGGTGTAGCAGAAGTCAAACGGCAATCAAAGTTGGAGGAACTAAAGTCACGTGCCAGCCAAAATTGAATCTTGGCCACCGACTTGGCTAACACCCGTTGATAAAACTGCGCTGAAAAAATCACGCGGTTGGCAAGTAACAGATTTTGTTAATACGTTTGCAATTCAAACTAAGGAAACTGTTGCTGGTTATTCTGGCGATCCAATGCAAATGCGACCGTGGCAAACAGAACTACTTAATAATTTGTTTGCAGTAAACACCGCGGGAAAATTTCAGCATCGAACAGCCCTGATCGGAATGGCGCGCAAAAATGGTAAGTCTGCTTTGGGTTCTGGTATTGGTTTGTGGTCTTTAATTATGGGCGCGCAAGGTGGTGAAGTTTATTCTTGTGCCGCAGATAAAGAACAGGCGCGCATTGTTTTCGGCGATGCTAAGAAAATGATTGAAGCAGAACCAGAACTATCTGAACTATGCAATGTTTACCGCGATGCAATCGAAGTTCCCGCAACTGGTTCTGTTTACCGCGTACTGTCTAGTGAAGCATTTACCAAAGAGGGTTTGTCACCAACAATGGTGATTTTTGATGAATTGCACGCTGCACCGAATCGTGAACTCTGGGACACGATGTTGCTTGGTATGGGTGCGCGCCGTGAACCTATGGCTATTGCAATCACAACTGCTGGCGTTAAATCGGATTCAACAGGACAAGACTCAACCGCATACGCTTTGTATCAGTACGGCAAACGTGTCGCTGCTGGTGAAGTCGATGATCCGACTTTCTTTATGGCGTGGTGGGAAGCAGACAATGAAGCAGATCACACAATAGAAAAAACTTGGAAAGCAGCGAATCCAGCCTTTGGTGATTTAAATGATCCCGCAGATTTTGCAGCGATGGTTAAGCGAACACCAGAAGCAGAATTTAGAACAAAGCGTTGCAATCAATGGGTCAGTTCGCAACTTTCTTGGTTGCCTAACGGATCGTGGGAACCACTAGCAATTGAGCGTGAGATCGATGCTGACACGCCAGTCGTACTTGGTTTCGATGGTTCGTTCTCTGGCGATGCGTCTGTCATTATCGGTGTAACGCAAGAGGATCAGCCACACGTTTTTATGATTAAGGCTTGGGAAAAACAACCAGACGATGATGATGATTGGCGCGTAGACATTTTAGATGTAGAAAACACAATCATTCAGTTTTGCTCTACACATAATGTGCGAGAAATTGCTTGCGATCCATTCCGTTGGCAAAGAACAATGCAAGTTTTAGATGATGCTGGTTTACCTATCGTGGAATGGCCATCAACTTCACCAGCGCGTATGGTTCCAGCGTGTGCGAAATTCTATGACGCCGTAGTGTCGGGAAAACTTACACACGATGGTAATCCTTTATTAACAAGACATTTATCTAATGCTGTCGTCAAGACAGATCGCATAGGACCACGCATTGTAAAAGAACACCGTGGATCACCGCGCAAGATAGATGCGGCAGTTGCTAGTATCATTGGATTTGATAGGGCAACTGTTTCTCGTGATGAACCTGTTGTCCCACAATTCTTTAGTTTTTAGGGAGTGTTTGTTGTTAGCCACAATTTTACAATTAGTTGGTCTTGCGTGTATCTCTCTGGGGTTAGGTTTATTCAGTTTGCCTTTAGGAATTGTTGCAACAGGTATCAGTTGCATTCTCGTAGGTTTAGCATTTGAGAGGGGTAACGAATAATGCTTGGGCGTTTAAGTAACAACAAACAAGAGGAACGCGCAATCAGTTTCCAGTCAATCTGGGGTTCTGGTGATTCCTTTGCATTTACTACCGAAGCAGGAACGAACATTGATCAGATTACATCAATGCGCATCAATGCTTTCTACGCTTGCGTGCTTTTAATTTCTGACACAATTTCTACACTTCCAGTTGATTCTTTCCGCCGTATCGATGGCAACCGCGTACCTTATCGACCACAACCAGCGTGGGTACAAAGACCAGATGTTGATTTACTACGCACCGAGCATTATCAGCAGGTGCTAATTTCGCTTTTGCTTGACGGCAATGCGTTCGTGCGTATTTACAGAGATCAAACAGGACAGGTTGCAAATCTTGTCGTTATCGATCCAAACAGAATTCAGGTAACGCGTACACCAGTAACCCGTGAACTGATTTACATTATCGATGACAATAATCAATACCCAGTAGTGGCGCGGGATATGTTACACATTACCGAAATGCGCAAGGCTGGTGAATTGCGCGGCATAAGTCGCGTGACTGAATTAAAAGATAACTTGGGACTTGCTAGCGCATTACAATCTTTTGCATCTAGATTCTTTGGACAAGGTGCAACAACTTCTGGTGTTATCGAAACACCTATGGGACTGAACCGCGAACAGGCAAAAGAATTAGTTGATGGTTTTGATACACGTCACAAGGGATACAAGAAAGCACACAAGACAGGTATTCTCACCGGTGGCGCAAAGTTTGTTCGCACTGGTGTAAATCCTGATGAAGCACAAATGTTGGATTCGCAAAAGTTTGCGGTCGAACAGATCGCCAGAATTTTCCGTGTACCACCGCATATGATCGGCATTACATCTGCTGGTGCTATGTCTTATAATTCCGTGGAACAGCAGAACATTAATTTTGTGACACATACTTTGCGACCGTACATTGCAAAGATGGAAGATGCTTACAGCACACTACTTCCTGAGGGTGCGTTTATTCGTTTTAATGTAGATGGATTACTACGCGGTGATTTTGCCACACGAATGAATGGATACAGCATTGGTTCACAAGCGGGATTTTTATCAGTCAATGACATCCGTAGGTTCGAGGATCTGCGACCTGTCGATGGTGGTGACGTTTATCGTGTACCTTTGGCTAACGTGGATTTGGGTGCTGCATCGCTCGTGGAAACTGACAAGCGTGTCACGATGGCATCGAAACTTATTTTGGCTGGCTTTAATCCTGCTGGTGTTTTGGCTGCCTTAGATTTGCCAATGATCGAACATACTGGCGTTCCATCGGTACAGTTGCAAGGTATAGCGCAGATTGATCCTGAAAATCCTGAATCTGTTTATGAGGTGCAGTAATGACATTAGCAACAGCGCAATTTGAATTAGATAACTTGACAGCAACAAAGATAGTTAGCGCATCTGTAAATCCGCAGTTTGTTACTTTGCACAACCTGACTAAAAGCAGCAACGAATACATCTATTATGGTGGCGCAAACGTCAGCACTACAAACTCTCCACACATCGACCCAGGTGACACACTTAAGTTGCAACTGTTGCCATTAGAGGAACTGTACGCCGTGAGTGATCCTGCCGATTTAGTAGTTGGCGTTATGACACAGAAGCAGAACTAATGCCGTACTTCATTACAGACACCGCAGAGGGTTGCTCAGGCTGGGCGACTATTAAAGATGATGGCGAAATTATTGGCTGTCATACAACTAAGCAGGATGCAATAGATCAGATGGTTGCTGTTTCTCTCGCTGAGGATATTGAAGTTGGCGGGGAACGTAAGAAAAACAAAAAGATGAAACCAAAATCAATGTCTAACGCTTACAGAGAAT